GGGAAATTGTAAATGAGTAACTTTTTTGATTCCGATATTATTCAAGATGAACTGAAAGAAATCAATCAGTTACAAGAGCAAATTTACGGAAGTATTTTGACTTTTGGTATGATGTCCCGCGAAACTAAACTGGAACACATTGAAAAACTTGAACTCTTGCTAGAAAAGCAAAGAGTGATGTATACTAGGTTGTCTCTTTCAGACGACCCCAAAGCGGTTGAGATGAAAGAGAACCTACGCAAGTCAGTTGCCCTGATGGGATTTCCACCAGAGACTGATATGAGTATATTATTTGGTAGTATGACCAAAACGATTCAATCCCTCAAAGATTACATTGACAATTGAGGAAATCCCTGTTATACTATCCGAGTAATCCAACAAATCCAAATTTATCCGAGGTATCCAAATGGCATTTGCCGATCTTAAAAAACAGTCTAAACTTGGTTCTCTCACCGCAAAACTGGTGAAAGAAGTTGAAAAAATGAATACAAGTGGGTCAGGTTCTTCTGACGAACGTTTCTGGAAACTAGAATGTGACAAAGCAAACAATGGTTATGCTGTAATTCGTTTCCTCCCTGCTCCTGATGGCGAAGATCTGCCATTTGTGAAGGTTTATAGTCACGCATTCCAAGGTCCTGGTGGTTGGTTGATCGACCAATGCTTGACTACTGTAAATCAGAAATGCCCAGTGTGTGAGCATAACTCTGGTCTCTGGAATAATGGCACTGATGCTGGTAAAGAAGTTGCTCGTAAGCAGAAACGCAAACTGACTTATGTAAGTAATGTCTATGTTGTGAAAGATCCTGCCAATCCTGAGAACGAAGGTAAAGTCTTTCTCTTCAAGTATGGTAAAAAGATCTTTGATAAACTTACTGAAGCAATGCAACCTGAGTTTGAGGACGAGGAAGCAATCGATCCGTTTGACTTCTGGCAGGGTGCTAATTTCAAACTGAAGGCAAAGAACGTTGCTGGTTATCGTAACTATGATTCCAGTGAGTTTGCTCCTCAGGGTGCTCTTCTGGATGATGATGACGCTCTGGAAGCATTGTGGAAGAAGCAGTATTCTCTCACTGAGTTTGTTTCTCCCGATCAGTTCAAGACTTATGAAGAACTGAAAGCACGTCTTCATTCTGTGCTTGGATCTAAAGGGTCTGCCCGTCTTGATGAGGAAGTTGAGTCTGAAGAAGAATACACTCGTGGTTCTACCAAGGAACTTACCGATGATCTTCGTTCTGAACTCAAGAATCTAACTCCTACTCGTTCTTCTTCTTATGATGAAGACGATGAAGATGATACTCTAAGTTACTTTGCAAAACTTGCTGAGTGATGTGTATAGGGAGGAAATCTCCTCCCTTAAAATGGAATTGAGACCTTAGTATTTTCTGTCTTAATTAATGTATCATTTACATATTGCGATGATCTATCATAAATCATCGCTTTTCTTGTATCATTGATAACTTGCTGTAGGTATCTCGGTTTTAATACATAGATACTTCTTTTTTCATTATTCTTTAGCACTTCGTATTCATAGTTTGAAATTCCAGTCACAGGATTTGTTTCTATAAGAATAGTATTGTTAAATTTAAAAGTTAAAGTAGATCCTTCAGAAACATCAATTGGAATTGGTGAGGATAAGGTTATTACTTTAGTATTATTAATAATATCATTAGTAGATGATATTACAGGAATATAAATTCCATTAATTAATAATTCATCTCCAATCTTAACATTATTTTTTGATAGATTAACTTTAATTATGGATGTATTAATAGGAGTGTTTTCTATAGAAATTTCGGTGTAACTTATTTTACTTAAAGTATTACTATAATTTTTATCAATATCTGTATAAACAAATGAAAAATCTTCATCAACAATTTGACCTGCAGGAAGAATTAATCGGTCTTCTGAATCTCTAACTTCTTTAGTCTCATAATGATGAATTGCATTTAAGTCATTGCCATAGATTGATTCCGCATAATCGTATACTTGTTTATCAGAAAGTGGCCATTGATCTCTGAGTCTTGTGATTCCCGCTGATACAATTACAACCCAATCATATTGAACACTACCATAAAGTTCTTGAGACACTAATTCTGGTCTTGACCCATCTGGAATCTGATACTTATCAAAAACAGTAAAGACATTTTGTAAGTCATCACGAAGTTTTACTCTACGGAACAGATTCTTAACAATCAAATATTGATCCGATGAATTAGAATCTGATAAGAATGATTGATATTCTAAGTTTGGAAGTTCTCTGAAGTAAGTCATTAGTATCCAACTCCGTATTTGCCTTCTTCTGTTTCATAATCTTCTGCATAAATCGGACTCAGTTCTTGGAACTGTAAAGTCAATTGCATATGAACTGGAGTTGCATCTGCATATGTTGCATATTGTGCAGAACCATTATAATTAACGCTCATTTGCGTTAGAGCACATGGTTTAAATCGATGTAAAAATGGATGATGATTACCTCCACTCATGTATTCTAATTTAAAAACATTTGGTGCCGAGACAAAAAGACCACCACCATCTACTCCCGGTCTTCCTTTTTGAGGGGTCATGTTTTTTTTCAAAGTTCGAATTATGGTTTTAACTGTATCTGATTCATTTTTATATCTTGGAACCATATCAAATGTAAAATTAAATGCTGGACGCATTGTTACGCCATTGAATAGTAATTCAACATTCTCATTAAATACTTGTCCAGTCGCTCTTGAGATAATTTGATTAATGTTTCCTTGCCCTAATGTTGCTTGCATAGCAGCTGCTGCTGCACCTGCTGCAGTTGCAGATTGTCCTTCACCACTAGAAACAGCTTCTGCAATGTTAACACCAAAGTTTTTAATCGATTGTCCGATTGATGCTGCAATATTATCAGCCAACACTGCAGAAGATGCAGCATTTGCAAGAGATGCTTCAATCGGGTTCATTGTACCTGATTGCCAATCAGCAGCATTGTTATCTTGAATTGTCGCTGGCATTGGTAGAATAATAGTTGCCAATGAGGTTTTAATGCTTCCAGTTTGTCTTAATGCTTCTTCTGTTGTTCTTAAAGCAAATCCTCCAGTTAAATTTAAACCAGGATATTCATATTTTAGGACTTGTATTTTAAAGTAATCATCTTGTGGCCCAATATTACTAAGAGGATATCTTAATGTTCCTGCCATTTACTTTTTTAACTATTTATTGTCAATTTTGTATTAATTTTCGATAAGGGATTGATCTTAATGTTGTAAATTCTTGCTGACTTAATTCATACAATCCGCTGACTAGTCTATCACCATCTTCAGTATTATATTGTCTAATTTTTCCAAGATGATAATTAAATCCTATAAATCCTTTTAGATAAGGCCCTCCCGATTTAATTAAAGGATAACGATCATAAAGAATTCCTGGAGTCTTGGCATAATAAATGAAAGTATAATATCTTCCTTCTGATGGGTATGATACTTCTGTACCACTCAATCTTGATAATATCTCATCCATTAGTTTGTCTGCGTTTCTTGAATTTGATTTGAAATCTTTAAAACGATTTGTTAGTATTTTTCCATCAATTCTTCTGGGTGCTTTTGGATTTGCTTCAATATAATTAGAGTCATTTTTGATAAAACTAATCAGTTGAGTTTTGTTTAATCTTTGATACCCATCAATTCGACCTTGACCAGTTGCTGTTGTGTAATATACTGTATATTTCTCAGCAATTTCAACTAATTCATTTTTAGTATAATCTTCTAATCTTTTTTCGTATCCTGTGAGTGCCATTACTTAATTCCTAAATGAGATTCTGTGATGATTTTAAACTCATAACCATGATCAGCACACCATTCTCTTGCAGATTCCCATTTTGATTGGTTTTTAGCGTACTCATAGACCTCAGAAATATACTTCTGAGTTTGTCTTTTTGGTTTTGGGGGTGGAACAGTTTGCTTAGATGGTTTAATCTCAATCATATATTTTTTGATACTACCATCGGACTCTTTGACTTTGATGAGGAAGTCTGGAAAGTATCTGTGAATCTTTCCGTCTAATGGGGAACGATAGGGGACACATTTTTCTTCTGAAGACCATTCTAAGACATTATCATTTGTATCACAATAAACCATAAATTTTCTTTCCCATAGAGATCTATAAATTATTGAGGTAACATCTCCATGATACTTATCTGGAAAGGATGGTTTATATTTTCCTTTATATGACATCTAAATACTTACAACAAGAAACTCATAATAGGTATTTAGAGTGGCAAAACCACGTAGAATATCAGATATCAAACCACTATTTACAAATTTAGCACAAACTTCTCATTATGAGGTTAAGTTTGGTGGACTTCCTGGAGAATTAATAAGTTATTTGAGAACTAGGGGAGTATCATCAAGATTTATTGCTGAAGATGCTGGACTTTTGTGCCATAATGCAGTTCTTCCAACAACTCAACTTGCAACTGTAGATATTTCTGGAAATTATATTGGTATTACTGAAACTTTTGCTCATAAAAGAATATATCAGGATATAAGTCTTGAATTCTATGTTGACAAGAATTACAATACATTAAAATTCTTGGAGCATTGGATGGAATTCATTGCGAGTGGATCATCAAATCCAATCAATGGAAATAATTTACCAATTAATAGTAATGTTGATAGAGGTTATTTCATAAGGATGCAGTATCCAGAATATTATAAGTCAAATAAAACTAGAATTATTAAATTTGATCGTGACTATCAAAGAGAAATAGAATATACTTTTATTGGATTATATCCATATAATATTGCATCCATGCCAGTTTCTTATGGACAATCTGATGTATTAAAGATGCAAGTAACATTCAAAATTGATCGTTATGTAATTGGAAAATCTTATAGTGTGAACTTTAATAGAAATGAAGATGGTAATAAACTTCCTTCTCAACCACAACCACAACCAGTTTCTCAACCGAGACCAAGATTAGTTCCAAGATCTCCTGGATCTATTCCATCAAATGGAGTAGAACTATTTCCTTTTGACAAAACTTTGACAGAATCTCTTTATGGATCGACAAATAACAGATAAATAATTTTATCATATTTGTAGTTGAAAATGTCATTACCTAAAATTGCGACTCCTTCGTATTCTTTAGAAATTCCATCTATTAAAAAAGAAATTAAATATCGCCCTTTTCTTGTAAAAGAAGAAAAAATTCTTATCATTGCAATGGAGAGTGAAGATCCTAAGCAAATCGCTAATGCTGTTAAAACTGTAATTAATAATTGTATTTTAACTAAAGGAATTAAAGTTGAACAACTTGCAACTTTTGATATTGAATATTTGTTTCTTAACATTCGTGGAAAATCTGTTGGAGAAACGGTTGATGTTTTAATTACCTGCCCAGATGATGGAACAACTCAGGTTCCAATAAGTGTTAATCTTGACGATATTCAAATTAGTGTTGATGAAAATCATTCAAGGGATATTAAACTTGATGATAATTTATCTTTGAGAATGAAATATCCATCAATGAATGAGTTTATTAAATCTAACTTTGGAAATGAGTTTACTATGAGTGTTGATGACACATTCAATCTTATTATTTCTTGCATGGAACAAGTATATAATGAAGAAGAGTCTTGGTCTGCATCAGATTGTACTCAAAAAGAATTGTCTGAGTTTATTGAACAATTGAGTTCAAAGCAATTTAAGCAAGTTGAAAGTTTCTTTTCAACAATGCCTAAACTTTCTCATACTCTAAAAATTAAAAACCCCAATACTGGTGTAGAAAGTGAAGTATTGCTGGAAGGACTATCAAGTTTTTTCGCCTAGGAATGGCTCATGAAAGTCTTGAGTCATATTACAAGACAAATTTTTCTTTGGTTCAGCATCATAAATACTCATTGACAGAGATAGAAAATATGATACCTTGGGAGAGAGAAATTTATATCGCTCTTCTCAAACAATATATTGAAGAAGAAAACCTAAAGAACCAATCAAATGGCTGAGTTAGATCCCGAAAAAGTTGGTAGATCTGGTGTTGATCCAGTTACGGGATCTCCTTTGTCTCAAGAAGTTCGAACTGCTCTTTTAAAAAAATCTACTATTGATGCATCAGTTTTTCAAAATATTGAGAACAGAAGAGCACAATCTGATGCACAAAATGCAGAATTATCCAGAGGACAGGAGCAAGCCCTCTTAGGATTCAATTCGACTCTCCAAGCGATAAGAACCGATATTGTAAAATTAGGAACTGGTCTTTCTGGTATTGCTCTTCTTCTCCAACAAGATGCAACAGAAGATCGGAATAAAGTTAGAGTAGATCAAGAAAAGGAAAGATTATTAGCAGAAAGACAAATTAGAATTGGAAAAGAGAATGAAATAGAACAAAAAATTCAAAATGCAGTTGCTGAACCTGTACAAAAATTAGTTCCACAAGTAAATGATATTTTTGGCAGAATAGGAGCAGCCCTTGGAATTTTATTTGGTGGTTGGTTAACTAAACAAACAGTAGATGCAATAAAGGCATCTGAAGAAGGAAATACAAAACTTTTTAATGAAATTAGATTTAACATTCTTAAAAATGTTGGAATAGCAGTTGGTGGATTAATTGCTGTCAAATCAGGATTTTCATTAATTACAAGAACGATTGCAGGGATTGCTTCGGGATTAACGAAATTATTAATCGCAAAACCTCTTGCACTTGCTGCAGCATTGTTACCTAAAGGACCAAAACCTGGTGGTGCTCCACCAAGCAGAGGACCAAAACCTAGAGGGGGAGGTCCAGGATTAATTGGTGGTTTAATTAATGGACTAACTGGATGGATGAACTGGATGAACGGGGAAAAAGTTGATGCTATATTATCAGCTTTAACTTTTGTTCCTGGTGGTGGAATATTTAGAGGAATTAGGGCAGTTGCGGGTGCAACTTATACATTAGATCAAATTGCAGAATTATTTGGTTCAAATCTTACTGGAGCAGATCCAAAATTATTACAGGAGAAGAAAAAAGAATTTGAAGATGCAAAAAGAAAAGAACAATTAAAAAAATCACCTGTTGCTTCCACAAAACCAACACCTTCACCAACACCACCATCAGTGGTCCCTATATCTTCACCGAAACCAGCACCTTCACCAACACCACCACCAGGGGGCCCTGTATCTTCACTGAAACCAGCACCTTCACCAACACCACCACCTGCGCCCCCTACTGCTCAACCACAAACTCCCATGATGGGTGAACAAAAACCATCAACTCCTGCTCCATCTCCAGATATGGAGAAGAAATTTGAGCAGGCATGGCAGTATCGTAATAATCCAATAGCACGGGGAAGAATTGAAGATGCTTGGAAAAAAATGACGCCTGATCAACAACAACAGGCAAAAACCTGGGCACAGACAAAAGGTTATGATTGGAATGAGATGAAATTGAAAGATGCTGTTGATATGAGTGATTTAAAGCAACAACCATCAAAAACTGAGGAGGCAAAAATAACTTCTGCACAAGTGACAATGCCACCTAAAGAACCTCAGCAAGTTGGTCAGTTACCAGAACCAAAACCATCTTTGACAATGATTAAAACATCAAGTGCTCAACAACAGCAACCCAATCCACCATTAACAAATGGGGCACTGACAGATGTTCCTTTAATTAATTCTGCAAATCCTGATAATTTTTATGTCTTATATTCACAGTTAAATTATAATGTGGTGATGTGATATGGCAGTATTAGAATCTCTTCGAAAGTCATCTATTAATATTCAAAATATTTCTAAGACTTTATCTGACACTAAGAAAAGTACATCATCAGTAAATGAATCTGTAGATAATATTTCAAGAATCGTTGCTACAAATACTAGAGTTAAGAGAGAGTTATTTGCAAGATCTGATATTTTAAGTTCTAGAAGAGAAGAAGCATCTAAAAGGCAAGAACTTGAGGATAGAATTGAATCTACAAGAGTATCAACATCTCCACAAGCAGGACTTTCATTTTCATCTAGAAGTGAAAAAGGACCTTTGGGAAGATTGTTGGGATTTTTAGGTTTTATTACTGCTGGTTGGATTGTAGAAAATCTACCAAGGTGGATTTTTATGGGTCAAGAATTTATATCTAGAATTTATTCTTTTGGAAGATCCATGTATGGTATGGTGAATAGTATGCAAGTTATAATTAAATCTTTTGGTCAGACTTTAGGATATTCATTAAATGCGATTGTTCGTTTAGATTTTGATGAATTTGCTGGAGAAGGAACTGTTGCAAGATCCTTTGAAGAATTAAATCTTTCTATTAAGGATTTAGGAACTAATATTACAGATACCTTTAAACTTTTTACAACACCACTGACAGAATCACTAGAAACTGGTGAGCAGGCACCAGCACTCGATGAAAAGCAACCAGATACAATGTTTCCTGGTGTTCAACAAGAACCAGGTGCTTATTCCGAAACTCCTACTCCTGGAAACTTAGGTCCAGCAACTAATCTTGTAAGTGGTGCAAGAGCAATAATGAATGCTGGATTTCCTGCAAAAGGTGCTGCATATCTTGCTGGAAATATTCAACAAGAATCTGGTTGGAGAGGTCAACGAGATCCTTGGGTTTTGAATGATGGTGCGGGAACAAATAAAGGTTTAGTGAGTTGGAATCGAGGCAGAATTACTAATGCAGAAAAATTCTTAGGAAAACCCTTGAATAAGGCAAGTAATTCGGATCAAATTAGGTGGATTAAGCAAGAAATGCAAAAATCTTATCCTGATGCATATAAAATTTTTATGAATCCAAATGCAAGTGATGCTGATCTTCAAAAAGCTTCTTACATTTATCTTGGATATGGTGAAGTTGGAAGTAGATTTGCTTATGCAAATAAAGCATATGCAGATTTGCAAAAAGGAGGTTCTACATCTCAATCAACACCAGCACAAACATCTACTCCTACAACTGGAAAATCTTTCAATCCATTACCCGGTGGTTCATTTAAGGGTGGGGAAAGTCAAAGATTCGGAGCTTCTAGAGATGGTGGAGATAGAAAACATTTGGGTCTTGATATTACCGAATCAAATTGGAAAGCAGGAAGTGACCCTCGAATACCAGTAGTTGCCATTCGAGGTGGTATAGTATCACAAAAGAATTATGTTGGTGGAACAAAATATGATAGTGGAATGGTGATAGATCAAGATGATGGATATTCGGTAAGATATTTGCATATGACTCCATCAGTAAGACCCGGACAAAAGGTGTCTGCAGGGCAAAGAATAGGAAGATTGGTAGATCTTGGAGATCAAACACACTTACATATTGAATTATATTCGGGAAGTAAACTTTTAGATCCCACAAATTATATTAAAACAATTGAAAAAGGTGGAGTTCCTCCATCCATAGCAACACGACAACCAAAAACACCATCACTATCACCTGCACAAATCTCAGCACAACCAAA